TTGCACCACCAGTAACTTCCATGATACTCTGTAACCACTCTTCACTCATATTCACCATTAGTGCTTCTGCCGCTTCTGGTGTCTCGGCATATCCTTCATCAAGAAGATGTGATAAAACTATATCATAGACATCATATTCATAACTATCAGCAAGTCTTATTCCAGATAGTCCATATCCCCGTCCACCACCAACTTGATATCTTCCAGTTGGTGATCCAGCAGATCCAAGTCCTTGTGCAGATGAACCACCGCCCATAGAACCCCTAGTTGGATTTAATGGTTCAACATTAAATTGTGTTCGAGCAGTAGTTCCACCACCAGCTCCCCTTAATGCTGCAGCAGTATGTCTTGGTGTACTTGGTTGAAGTCCTTGTTTTCTTGGATTAATCCCAGTTAAGAGAGAATCTTTATCCAAAGCAGTTCTCATACCTTTAGCAACATCATAAATTTGATTTGCTCTTGTTGCAGTTCCTTTAGGAGCACTCCCTGCCTCTTTTTGTCTTACTAATTTATCGTATTTTGCTTTTGCTTTTTGTTTTGGTCCAAAATCCCATGGGATATAATCTTCATAAAGTTGCTGGTTTTCAACCACATCCAAATATGCTTCTTGTAGATTTCTAAGGTCTTGTGAGTTCATCTATTAATATTTTTAAAATTCTTCAAATATTTATGATAACAACTAATTATATCTATAAAAGATATAATTAAGTCTATTTATCTTGAAGAGATGCCTCAGTTATTCTTCCAAGATATGGATCATAATTCATCAAGTCATCAATCTTCATATTATATCCCTGTTTTTCCCAGAATTGAAGAATCACATCATGACTCGCCTTATGAAAAGCATCAACATGATCAGGATGAATCGAAGAACCAAGTGCAATACGATACAGAAATAAAGGAATCGAGAAAGTGTTTCCAGAATTATAAATTAAATCATCTGCAACTGCTCTCGGTTTGACTCCGTTATCGAGTTTATATTTTCCGTCTCGAATATGTAATCGTATAAGTTTTTCAGCATGATGACGATGAATTAAATATGCAGCAGTTGAAAAATCATTAACAAATCTTTTATGAAGTTTTATATGTAAATTCCCAGTGCAAATGATTGCTAATTGAATCACATCCCAATCATAAGGAATTTTGGAAACAAAATCTGCCCAAGTAAAATCCCAAAATCTTGCAATTTGAAGATCTGCATCATCCTCCATAATGATTGCATAAGGAGAATTAGATGTATTATACCAATGTTGAATCGCTTTAAGATGTGATGTAGTGCATCCAATTTCACCTGAAGTCATTGTTTCTGGATATCTTCCTTTAATGATATCACTCAAATCATCTTCACGACCATCATATGCAGAGATGCGAGTATAATTGTCTATACCCCAATACCTAAATTGATCTTCCATATATTGTTTTCTTTCTGGTTGATCATCCAGATTGATATAATAAATGGGAGGGAGATTTTTGAGTTTATATGTTGATTTATTCTTATCCAATAAAACATCATGCATGGCGTTCAATTACCTTTTGTACACTAGGAATATAATATTTCTGAAGAATTTCCTTCCAATCAAATTGCTTTGAATACTCTAAGATTTCCTTTCTATGAGAAATTGAGTATTCTCTATTCTTGATAATTTCAGATTCAACAAATTCCAAATCTTCAATTTTACTTTCTGGGATTACAGTAATAAATTCCTTGGTTTGATCAAGATTTGCCTTACCCCATTCACATACAACTACACCTAAACCAGCAGATAATGCTTCCATACAAACAAGAGGATGTGCCTCTCCATCAGAAAGAAGAACTAAATTTCCATAATCAGTTAACTCATTGTAAAGAGTTTCTTTACTCCATTCTCCAAGATAATTCTTTGAAGTATTAAATCTATTATCTGCAATATTTCCAGCAAACCAAAGACTGTTGATAGATTGAAATTCATGCTGACGTTTCCTATAATCAATCTTAGCAAGGTAGATTGATCTATCAGGATATTCGGGAGTTTCTTTAAAATTAAATTTAGAAGTATTTACACCATTAGGAGTAACATACAATTGATCTGTAGGAATATTAAACATTATTTGATAAATTTTTAAAATTCCTTCAGACAAACAAAAAACGTTTGGTTTAACTCTAGAGAATTCATTAGCAACATTTACATACCCACCAAACATTTGTGGGCGTTCAAGATATCCAAAATGACTTGTGATAGCAGATGGATATTGAATAAAGGGACAAATATCAATGAATTCATCATAATGAACATGAACAAAGTCTGGAACAAATTGATTAATACCATTAATAATCTGTCTATAATCTTTGGTATTAATAATTTGTACTTCATGCCCAAGTTCCTCAAGAGCAAGTTTAGTGTCCCAAATCAGTATTTCTACAGCACCCCAACCAGTAGGGGGGATTGGCATAATGCCAGGTCCAATTAATGTAATCTTCATTTTACTAACAACTGTGGATAATCTGTACAAACACCATAACAATTATATACAATCAAATTATTAAAATCATCTTGTTTAATTGCTAACTCTGGCATCACAATTATACTTGAAGATGTATATGATTGTCCAGGATAAGTCCAAATATAATTTTTACTGGTCAAAGTATAATTATCTGTTTGATGCCAAAAGTAATTATATCCCCCAGTCTTAGTTACAAAATGGTATAATGCATCAATATTTTTACAATGGATCCATAGATGATCCATGCGTTGTGCTAACCAATATGGGGTGACAACATATTGAGGGTAATCATGTCCAAGATAAAATTGACCATCAATCATATCATATCTGATATCAATTTCTACATCAAATCCCAATTCAATTGCTTTATCAATTGTTTCAGGTTGATTTTCTGTTAATGGATTGGGACCGTCAATGTTTCCTCTATGTGCAATAATTTTCATAATTAACCTCTAATACAAGCAGCATCCATTAAACAAGGTGCCAAATCACTTGATGAAAATCTTCTTAAGAATGATCCCATTTTAAATGCTTCGGGAGAAGGTTCCCAAATTCCTTCAAATACATCTTCAACATCATCAAATGCATTTTTAGACCAGTTAAGAAACTTTGGACCAAAGAATTGAATTGTATCAGGAAATCTTGGATGGTGTCCAGGGAGATAAAATTTACTAGGATCACAATCTTCAAGATTTGGAAAATTTAACAATACTGTATCATACCTAGCAAGAACTACCCAATCATATTGCTTAGTAACTTCTGGTGTTTTTCTATATGCATCAAAAATTTCAGATACAGATTTAATAGACCAAAGTTGTGACATTACATTACTGTAATTTTTATGGTTCCAATGATCCCCATCTGGATGTTTACCTGTAAACTTTGCATCTACAAATGCCTTAGCATTTGATGGCAGTTCAAAGTATTTTGGTTCGTGATGAACTAAAAGAAGTGGATTATATTTTTTACAAATTAATTCCAATGCATTAGGTGGTATTGGACATTTTTTAATTTTAGACCAAGATGAGTAATCAAATTCTCCACCTTCTTCTTTCCACCAAGCATGACAAAATACATCAGTATCATACTTGTCAATGATTGATGATTTATAAACCCGTTCAATCTCTGGATTATCTACAAATCTTGGTTGACCAAAAAATAAAAGTGCTACTTTCATTTCATTTTCCTCATATATTCTCGGATTGGATTATAATAATCATAATCAACTCTAAACATTATAAAAATATCTTTTGTTTTTTGTGTTCCAGTGTAAAAATTTTCTAAGGAGTCAATACTTTCATTTACAACTCCCACAACTTCATCCAAACTACAATGAGTTTTACTACGCTGATGATTCATTGGAACATCTCTACATTTTTTAGAAAATATTTTTATTAGTGAGGGAAATATCCATTCCTCTAAACACCATCCTTCTTTATTCAGTAAAGATGTATTTGAGATTAAACTATAAACATTTTCACATATTTCACTATTAAAAATTAATCCTTCAACTAAACATTTATTAGTTCCACTTTTCAATATTTTTAATTCTTCTTGAGTAAATAAATTATTAATTTCAGAAAAAGAATTGACACAAGAATCATAATCTTTTAAATAAGATTCAATACCACGTTTCACAAATAACATTTGTGAATAAAAAATCATATGATAGTCAAAATCAATGTTTTTATTTTTAATAAAAACATAATTAGAAGTTAATGATTTAACTTTTGTATCATATTTACCATGAGAAAATCTTTCAGGGTTAATATAGACATTTTCAATTTTAGAAAATTTATCAATGTCAAAGTTCTCAAAAGATGTATTTGCGTGAAGGACAATGATTGGATTTTCCACAAATTTTTTAATATTATTGATTATATCTTCAACAATATTGTTATTTTGATGAACAAGGCAATTAAAAAGTATCTTCATTTAGACTTCTCCATCATAATGTTCAAGGAAATAATTTAGATCCTCTGGAGTACCAATACCCCACATACCAGACTTATCAATCTCTTTGATGCGGATCTTTTTACCATCATCAATTGCTTCGTTAAATACTGGGCAGACGTAATATTCATTATTAACACGAATATCTTTAGCAATCATTTGCTCAGCATACTTAATATAGTCAGAACCTTTCCTCCAATAGTAGATGCCAACAGTGGCATGTTCAGAGATTGGTTTCTTCTCTGCAACTTCTTCCACATAACCATCTCCACCAAGTTTAACATAAGACCACTTAGGGTGAGTTGCAGGAAAGGTTACGATACCCCCATCAACTTCACCATTTTGGAATGCATAAAGAGTTTCGTTGCTATCCCATTCAACAAACTGATCCGAATTTGCCATCACAAGAGGTTCATCATTGTTGATAAACTCTTTAGCAAGAAGAGTAGTACAACAAGCACCTTCGGTTAGACCATCAACCTGAACAATATTACAACCAGGAGCAATCAGAGGGAGAAGATAATTCAAATTATACTTTTCATAATGTTCCTTTTGAACAATAAAGGTATAATTTGCTTTGATATTCAGGTTTTCAACAACCACTTGGATCATTGGTTTACCTTTAACTTCAATCAAAGGTTTGGGGAAGGTGTAACCCTGACTAGCAAATCTGCTACCAGCACCTGCCATAGGAATAAGAACATTCATAGTCTTGCTCTCCCACGCAACTTTTTGTTTTGTACCATTCAAAATTTTTTTAATGCGATCAATTTTTGCCTGATTGAGATCCTTACGATCTTCTACAGGAACAAGATGTGCTTTGCTATCGAGAGCACCTTGACGACCAATATGACTATCTTCGACAATCACAGTATCTGCAGGAAGTGCTCCAAGAGCAGTCATACACTTCCAATACATTGCTGGGAATGGTTTGTTGCGAACAACGTCTTCATTGGAGACATACATATCCACAAATTCCAAAAGACCAAGACGTAAAAGAATGATCTTTACAGTATTGCGGATACTGTTAGATGCAACAGCAATCTTATACCCTGCATCTACAAGTTGTTGAAAATATCCCATCAACTCATAATCCTTTGCAATGCAGTCATTAAAGATTTTAAGTGTTGCTTCTTGCTTATCTCTCCAAATCTTATCATAAAGATCTACAGGAAGACCTTTATTCTTGGTTAGAAGTTCTAGTTTTACTTTGGTAGGAAGACCGTCATAAATACTGACATGTTCTTCTCTACTGATAGCATACTCATCTCCAAGTGCTTGGTTTAATGCTTCATAATGATAATCTTTACTGTCGATTAGGACGCCATCCAAATCAAAGATAACAAGTTTGGTCATTATTTTTTATCTCTCCAAAGTACATAGTGCCAGGGGTTTTTGGTAATGGGAAGTTTATGCCGCTTTTGTGCATTAAATCCAATAATACATTCTGGATTTATTTCTGCTCCCATCTCACAGATTTCAACAAAGTTTTCATAAACGTCAAGATATTTATCCATTAGTTCAGATGATCCAAAAGCAAAGTGATCATTGATACCATGATCCAAATGTGCCCATTCGTTTAGAACATTTACAGTATTCAAATCATAGTTTGAGATAGGACCAATAGGAGTATGGAAATATTCGTCAGTTCTCAAACGGACAACACAATCATACTTAAAACCATTTTCTTCCTCATATTTTTTCTTAAGATTATTTGCCTCACTCAAACTATAAAACATTGAAATGATATTATTGACTGGATGAGGAAATCTAGGGTCTGGATGAATATCTTCTGCTTCAAATTCTTTTGGTTCTTCAAAAACAAGACCTTTAGGTTGCCATTTTTCTACCATAAAGTCTTTAAGATCTGCTTCCCAGCGTCCACGATCTTTATATTGACCCCAAAAATAAGTTCCAATCCATGCTTCATCATACCAAATATGAGCAAACACATCAATCTCACAATCAGGATTTGAATCCCAAAAAGTTTGACGATGATTCTCATAACATTCTTTCAAGTGCCTTGGTTGACCTGAATATAGCATTGCAATTTTAGACATGATACTTAGAATTATCTTTTGATAGGTGTACAATTTTTGGTTCAAATGTGCATTGATCAGAAAATAATTCTGGATATGCATATTCTGGACCAAGAGTATTCACTAGGTCTTTATTTTCAATAAAGTATTTGTTTATATGACTTTCATCGTGCCATACTGCAATTACACCATTATCAAGGTCCTCATTTACTCTATTACTCAGTTCTTCAATCATTTCAATAATATTAGGAACTTTTCCACCCCATAAACATCCTTGATAATAAACTGATAGATCATCATCCTTTGTAATTGCAGATCTAGATTTTTCATTTATTTCAAAAGAACCAGGATATTCATTGTGTGGAGGCATTTGTAAAAAGTGACAAGGATGATGAACACCAAAGAATGGTTTTTCATTATCAAAAAATTGATCTTCAGTAATTTTATCAACAACTAAAGTATCTGCATCAATAAAGACAAACCAGTCATTTTTTTTAATTTCTTGTTCTGCCTTTTGAATAATTTCAAAACGGGTTAAAGTAATGTATGGCCAGTCTAAATGTTCTTGTTGATATACCTTTACATCATCTGGAAAATCACCTTCACCATCAGTAAAAACTAAAAAGGTTTTTTCTGTATCTGGCAAAAAATATTGATGAATATTTTCATAATACTTTGGAAGGAAATTCAAATACTTTCCCGTGCCAATAAAACAAATTATAACTTTCATTAAATCACAATCCAAGTTTCAGGAATAATATCTTTAGTATCTAGGTGCTCATTATCTGACCCCTTAAACCACCCAGAAGGTGCAACAACTTGAGTACTATCTGCTAACCAAGCACCCCACCAAGAAAATGATGAGTTTGCAATAATATGACCAGAACATAATGTCATCAGACACAAATCAATATAGTTTGTATTTTTTTCGGCAATCAAAAATCTATCATCAAAAAATAAATCTTGTTGTTTACACCACTCTGGATCATCAGAAAATACAAGAACTAATTTATTACCAAACTGCTTTAGTGCATCTTTATAATAAGAGAGTCCCAATGCAGTGTGATTTGGATTTGTAAGATAATCGGTTCTACGAATATGAAGTGAGATAGGAGAAGTATCCAATTGAGAGATCATCTGCTTACAAGGTTCTAAAATCTCATCCCGAAACTCAAAGTCTTTTAGCAATTCACCACGAATATGTTTAAAGTATTTCTCAGTTTGAAAGTATCCTTGAATAGAAACCCAATCTGGACATTCATTAAAAAATTTCTCATTAAATGAAAAGGTCCCTTCCATAACGGTAGGTCTACTATCATCAATAAACTGAACATTTAATTGGTTAGTAGAAGAAAGTTTAAATGGATTAAATAGTTGATGATCAGTCCATTCATTTTTATTTTGAGTGGGTGGAATGCAATATTCAAATCCACGATTTCTTGCAATTCCCTTAAGAGCAGCAAATTGGAACATTTGATTCCCCAAACGTCCCATTTGACCCAATGCATTAAATCCAATCATACGATAAAGTCTTTTGTACTATTATACTAAAAAAGGTGGATTTATGCAACCCACCTCTGGTAACTCAGGCTCGCCACTTATTCTTTAACTGGAAATAAGAAACCAGGCGGGAGTAACCTCCATCCGCACCAGTCGGCATATTTAAAGTCCATCCGACGAGGACATAAGGGGGTCAAATTGGTTCCACCACTTGATTTTACGAAATCAAGAAAAGTTGGAATAGTTTTGTGATTTCACTAATTCCAAAGAATGCACATAAGAAAAGTACATCCCATAGTTTGAGTTTAATTGCAAAAGGAACCGTAAGAAGTCCACCAATGCATTTAAGAATCAAACCATTTTTAAAATCTCCCCACAACATGATTTGATAACCAATAATGAGAAGAAGATTTCCAATGTATCTTAGTAGACTAGATTTTGATATCATTAAGATATTTAAGCGATCTCAACAGATTCAAGATCTTGTGCGATATATTCCATCAAAATGTCATAATCATCCAGTGGATCACCAGAAAATACTACGCCTTCGTTTTCATAATAACGACGAACTTTTTTATAAAGTTTTGGATTTTTCACATCAAGATAAAAATCACCGTTAGCAGCAAGAGTAAGAGTGCTAACATCTTTTTTAAACTTTTGAATCAGAGACATTGTTTTGCGTTGTTTACCTGAATATTATAAGTGATTTGGACCCTGATGTCAAGGAGTCCAATTTAAGAAGTGGTACAGGGTCATCATTTGGTTCGATGAATTACCATAATTCCAAGAATAGGAATCATGATCAACAAATAACTTAAAATGAATAGTGTTACTTGATGATTTAAAATGTATCGTACAGTATCTATCATTTTATATATGCGTGATTAAGACTCCAATAAAGTAGTATTCCAACTATTCCAAAAATAGTTAGGGCATTGTAAATGGTTTTTTTCATAACATTAATTGAGTGTGATTTTCATCCATGAGAATAATGGTGGAATAATACCAATTACTCTTAGTAATCCTTCTACATATAATCCCAAAACTACCCAACCTACACATGCACTGATGATTGTTGCATTACGATTATGCTTACGAATTGCTTCATCAATCATCTCTTGAACTTCTTCACGAGTCACAAACTCACTTTGAGGATTCATCATTTTTCATCTCCAAATAGTTAGAAAGAGGATCAATACGAGTTTTTACAATTTGACATGCCCGATGATAGTACATATTATCGAGATTACCAGATTTCTCAAACATTGATTTAATCTTTAACCAATTATTGTAAGTTGAGTCGTCCATAGGACTTTGCAAATGACACTACTAGTTATCATAGCGAGATCTTTAAAGGTGTCAACAATGTGTGAATATCAAAACTTAACGTATCTCAAAATCCAATCGTCTAACTTGACGTTGACGACGAGCTTCTTGCCACATGATATCTTCGTTGGTTAAAACACCAGGTTTTTTCTTGTTTTGATAAGAATTTAACATTACAATCATAGATAAATCATTTGCTGAAATCTTATCTCCACGAATTGTTGCCATATTTGGGCAACCACATGATACTGATCGACTAGGATGCCCATCTAACTCCTTTCCACAGGAGCGACATCGAATTTTTAAATTTTCCATAATTTTAATTATTGTTGTATTTGATTTTCTTGAGGAATGATCATTGGAGTGAGTTCAGAATCTTCTACCGATAATTTAGGAGTTTTTTCTATCATTGATCTCAACTTCCATACATATTTACCATGAGATTCCATAAGGTCCTGTAATAAATTCTCTGTGGTATAAGATCTTTGATTTGACGCTTCCTCAGTTGCCTCAGTCAATAACTCGATTAAAATCATATTATCAGTCATCAATCTCTTAATCATTTCATCAGATTTTGTAATTGGTTTCCCAGGAATGATTTGTTTTTGTCCAAGTTCATCGAATTGATTTACATTTGAACCTTCACCAATAGTAGAAACTTCCACAATACGAGATAGAGTTCCAACTGGACGAATATTTAAATATCTCATATGTTCAGATAAACGATCAATTTCATCAAACATTCCCTCATATTGCTCACCAAAAAGAGTGTGAAGTTGTTGAAAATCGGGTCCAATTACATTCCAATGAAATACCCAAGTCTTATGAAATAAGAGAAAAAGATTTGCTTGAATATCGCTTAATAATTTAAATAGTTTTTCCATTATACTCTTTTTTGAGTATTTATGCAATCTTATCTAAAAGATATTCAACAGTATTGGCAATATCATTCATTGGAACTATCAGATAGTCCATCACCATTGTTTGACATCATGAAAGAACAATAACAGAAACTTTTTTAGGTAAACGCAATAAAAAATATAATTTTTGTAAAAATTGCCGTAAAAAAGATTCACAGACAATCAAAAAAATGTTTTGAAGTTATTTTGCAGAAAAAGTATTAAAGCAAAGAAAATTTCAAATTACCAAGGAAGATTTAGAAAATTTAATATCAAAATATCCTATGACAACTGTTGGAAGAATGTTAGGAGTTAGTGATAATGCTGTTAGAAAAAGATGTAAATCATTTGGATTGTTATAAGCGTCTAGCCGAATTCGAATCGGCACCCGGACCTTGGAAGGGTCAAATGCTACCGTTACACCATAGACGCAGGTGGAGGGAAGATTGATCCCCCAGAGTACTTCCTTCACACAAAGGAAAGTATAAAACATAATGAGTATTATGTCAATCCCCCATTCAGAATTGGACTGAGCATCGCAACTTAATGCTTTAAGGGAGAGATTCCACACTTAGGTAACGCTCCTAGCAGTCTCCGTTTAACAGACTAACCCATTCGCTTGTTTAGTTGTGTGGAATACTAACGGGGGTGTTGCCACTCCCTAAATCATTTAGAATTTACAAAGTTGTTAATTTTTTCTGCAAGTTGCTCAATCTTTTCATAAGAAGGAAATGGTGGATAACTCCATTTAGTCTCATTACTTTGATTGTGATTATCTACGATATTATAAGCAGCCATATACTCATCATTAGCATGAGAGTATGCTTGCTTAAAAATCTGAAAGCGCAATTCGTAAGGTGTCATTTGTTACTCCTGTGTGTTGTATGTTATTGAGAGTAGAGGGTGGGATTTACACCTACGATCTCTAGGTTATGATCCTAGGGTCTTACTACTCTACTACCCTGCGATGATGGATTAAGTGTGATATGTTTCAAGAACATAACAGGGACTTAACCTCTATCATATTATATATTAGAGTATTTTTGATTTTTTGTCAAGTGTTTCGGAGGAAATATAATAGTGTAATGGGGTTTTATTTATTAATCCATTTGCGGATAGTATTATCACTAACACCATATTTTCTTCCCACTGTAAGATACGAAGATTGTTGGACTTCAAATATAAGTTGTTCTTTTGAAGGTCTTTCAACTTTTCTTTGAGATTTTTGATAACAAGAATGACATAAACCCGTTTTACATTTTCTTGCCAATTCAACTCCACATGAGGAGCAATTATAAACTTTTTTAGTTCTTATTCTTTCTTTTTTAGTTCTTATTGTTTCGGGGTTTTTATTTTTTTTATTTTTTCCGCGATAAGTAGGTGTCTTTGAATGACAATTAGGACATAGTATTTTTAAATTTTCAAAAAGATTATTAGAATGATCACCATCAATATGGTCAAGTTCTAATGGTATTGGTTCACCTAACCATTCAGACAATCCACAACATTCGCACTTATGTTCTTTTAATCCCACTTCTATTAGTCTTTTTCGCAATTTATTTGAACTATATTCATAATCTCTTACCAATATTTCACTCAATGGTATAGTATTAAAATTATGAGTTTTACCTTTCATATGACCTTGCCCAGTAAAATGGGAAGTATCAATATTGTAAAGTTTTTCAAATTTTTTAAAAACTCTATAATTTCCGCCTCTAGGGGATAATCCAAGTTTCGTAAGTACCTGAGCAATAGAATAACTTTCTTCTACTGCTTTTTTGAATTCTTCTATTGTATAAGAATGTCTCATACTGATAAACACATCATATACTTACATATATAAATTTATTAGTTCATACTCGCGGTCGGATTCGAACCGACCCTGGATGGATTTTCTTACCACTATAGTTTTCACTACCCTTTCGGTTTGTGGTCTAGACTATCCCTTCACCATACCAATTTGGTTTAGGTGCTCCCCGTCTAGTCGTTACACCTTTATCTTTCGATACTTGGCTCGGGATTGCCATTTTACAGGTTTCCCCGAATTTGAGGAGTTACACTTATAGGGTTTCCCAAATAAGGCTCAATTTTCATAAGTCCACTGCCTCTTCCGCTGGGCTACGCGAGCATATTCTATGCTAAGACCATAACAACTCAAAAAGTTATTATGGTCAAGTGATTCTGCTGAAACTCGAATTCAGTTCAGACACTTATAAGGTGTCGGCCTTAACCCATAGGCGACAGAATCATAAGATACCTTCCTGTTTGTGCTTTGTTAAGAAGCATTGTAGGGTTGGAATTTATAAGGCAACTATAACTCATAGAGTCTTAGTTGTCAAGTGATCGTCAGGGGAATCTAACCCCTTTTTCGATGCTTTACGAGAATGCTGCATTCGACAGATTGCTAGACGAGAATCAGGTTTTTCGACCACCCCTTAAGAATACCACCGCCTCTTTTGTTTGTCAAGATCCCTTAAAGGTGAATTAAGATTTTGTGTTTTTATACGATAAAAGGAGCATTTCTGCTCCCTCTCTACCTTAAAGACGCCAATCAACTAAGGCATAAGTATTTAGTTAAATTTCAACAGGCGTACCTGGATTCGAACCAGGGATAAGGCTTTAGAAGAGCCGTGTGATAATCCACTTCACCATACGCCCATAAGAGACCCTCAGGTTTGTGCGTCACTTCATAATACTCAAACTATCTAGAATTGTCAAGTATTATTTTGTTGAAGGATAGGCATAGAGGGTTAAATCGAATAAGGCAGGTGCGGTATCATCCCGAAGGCGTTCCCATGCTCCTTTTACTTTCCTTACCTTATCCATGAGAGAACAGAGGTGATCAAATCTCCGACCTAAGAAATCTTAGGATTTAAACAGAAGTCCCAGACTTTTCCAGATCTTCTATGATATGGTCTCTCAACCACCCCCTAAGAATATCATAGGGGTTAAAGGGTGTCAAGCCCCCTTGCGGGCATTTCTTTCCTCACTGATTTCTGCGCGGCGAATCTTAGCAAGTTTTGAGAACTCTAGTAGTGCTTTGCGAGCACGAGTACCTGCAGATGTATTACCTGAAACAAACTTCTCATCATCAATTTTCCATTGATCATAAGCATCAACCAGTTTCTGAATAGTATCGGACATAACAGTCTCCAAAATAATAACGATATTATATAGTCAAGTTTTAATTGCATCCATCATAAAAAGGAGCACAAATTCGCATCTCACCACCAAGAGACTTACATTCATCAGTGTAACACAATGAAGAATTCACAGGTTTCTCTGAATAACGTGGACGATAAACTAAATTTTCCCTCTCAATTATTCGATCATACTCTGGAAGAGCGTTTTCAATTGCTCTAGTTACATCTCGTTCAACTCTTTGATTTAGAAGTCTAGGTGTATTAATGATATATTGATTTAAGTCTGATTGAGGAAAAAACTTTCTTTGAATTTCATCAATTAAATTATATAAAGATTTTTCAGTAGTTCCAGTACATTGAGATATGGAACCCACTAGAGTTGTAAGAATTATACCGATTACAGCAAACCTAACAATTTTACTTTTAGACATAAAAAAAGAGGAAGTTTGTGTATCTCCTCTTATTTATTTTAAATTTTATATTCTATCACACTCTAGAATAACAAACTTGGGCAACACCTTGACCTGCTGAAGCAATTTGAGTAAAAGCACCATATGATAGGTCAAGAGAACGACCACTCACATAAGGCCCACGATCATTAACATATACAATCACAGATTTACCATTTACCTGATTTGTAACTCTTAGGCGGGTTCCAAATGGAAGTGACCTATGAGCAGTAGAAAGACCGTAAGCATTGAATCTTTCACCATTTGCTGTTCTTTGTCCATGATATCCATCTCCAATCCCATAATGGGAAGCGAAAGTACATCTAGAAGAAGCATTTGCGACAAGAGGAGTGAATCCAATTGAGACAGCAGCAAAAGATGTAAAGATTTTTTTGAAGTTAAAAAGCATTTAAATAAACAGAATTCTACATCCGTATAAAAGATGGGGTACACTTCCTTTTCAAGAAGCATCTTCCACGGCTCTAAGTCAAAGTCAAAAACTCATAATAATTACCCTACTCATAACAGGGATTTTTCATAATAAGTGAATATTTATGATTTGTCAAGATGTCCAATTTTAGAAGTGGTACATCTAAATAAGATCAATGGAACTTGAGCATAAGAATGTCCAGAACATACAACACTCCACATCGAGAACATTGGAATGCTCCAATTCACAATATTTTGAAAGCAATTGATAATCACAATCAAGAATATTTCAAAAGTGGTGATATATGGCATTTAAAAAAAGCAGAAATGCTTCGTGAATATGTCAGTGAACTTAAGACTTGGATACATCAACAAGAAAGTCTCTAATTACTTTTGTTGAAAATATTTCTGATATAATTCAAATGCTTTTACATTGTCACCCTTATCTGAAAGGTCTTTGATGACCTTAAGAATCTTCCGCTTAAAATTATTTGAAGAAGATTCTTGATTTGTCATCTCATCCTTCTTGATACACCGAAACAAATACTCGACCTTTCTTTGTCAAGGGTAAAACCTTATCACGAAGATCTTGATTCTTAAGTCTCACACATCCATGTGTAGCATACAGAGTCTGATTTGGATTCCATGCACCAGGCCATCCACATGCAGATCCTCCTCCATGCATCATAATACCAGCACGACCATGTTTGTTTTCCTGATTTTCAAGTTCAACTAAATCAAAACTATACCATCCATATGCCATCAAAGTTCTATCATAAGATGGATTTGCACCGACTTTTTCATAATCTTTATAAACTTCACCAATTTTATAAAGTCCTGGTGGAGTATCAGTATTTGTGAACTTAAATTCATAATCACTTCCTTGACCTCTTGCAAGTGCTGGAATTTCCCACAACAACTTACCTGTGAAATCATATGCCTTTGCAGTTTCAGAAATATCATTTACTACAATATGACTATCCCCTTCTTTAAATCCAAAATCTCTTGGTGATTTTTTTGGTCCAATCATTAGTTTTCTCCTAGATATTCAAGTAAATAAATCTCATGATCTAAAATATTAGGATTCAACCATTCATTAAACTCAGATTGAATCGCTTCTGCTTCATTGTGTAGATAAACATTAGATAGATATTCAATTCTATCCAATGCCCAGTCATGAGTACAACGAAGAGTTTGGGTCAATATTTCCATTATTATTTAGAATTTAGTTGTCTTCATGTCATATCATAGCACTGATGTCAAGGTCTTGAAAACTAAATAATCCTAAAGAGTTCTTATGAAGTGGCAATATAACGGTAGTGATTTTGATGAAGTACCTAAAGGTATGGAAGGTTTTGTTTATCTGATTACAAATTTAGTAAATGGTAAGAAATATATTGGTAAAAAACACTTCTGGACTAGACAGAAAAATAAGAAGACTGGTAGAAGAAAAACTGAAGAGTCTGATTGGAAAGATTATTTTAGTTCATCTGATGAATTAAAAGCAGATGTTAAAATCTTAGGCAAAGATAAGTTTCTTAGAGAAATACTCTATCTTTGCCCTCATAAAAAATCTATGAGTTATTATGAGACTTATGAGCAATTCAATCGTAATGTATTAATGAGTGAAGATTATTACAATACAAATATCAGTGGTACTTATTATATGACTGAATCAGAGAGAATTTATAATCTGGTTCTAAAGTCTTCTAGTATTACTTAAAGTACTCTAAAAGCTTTAATACACATTCTTCAAAACCGACAAACCAACTCTACTCAAATTCGAGCAACTTGTCAAGTCCCTCTGATTGTGCTACAATACATTCACTTCCCAAGATTCTTCCACATCGCTGCAGCAGCAATTTTAGTTGCTCTTTCTTTTCCATATTTTGGAGTTGTTTTGCTTACAATTTCTTCAAATCCAGATCCCTTCTTTTCAACGTCTTATCCTGCTCTAACTTTCTCAGCAAGTTTTTTTACGACCTTTTGCAGTTCCATAATTTGATTCAGTTACATAATATTCAACAATTTCATCCCATGTATAATTTGATAGATCATATCCTTCATTTAAAAGATTATCGACCCAATCAGAAATTTCTTCTGAAAGTAAAAAGTCATTATATTCTTCAATGATATTCGCAATTGAATCTGAATCCATCTCTAACATAATGTAATTTGCTTCATTAAGATCTTCTGCATGACCTTTTGAGATTAAATATTCTAAAATAATATCGTAAGAATCATATTCATAGTGAGAACGAATAGTTCCGTTA